TCGATGCCACCTGGCGGCAGATAACAAAACGAAATAATCAAATAAAGGGGGCTAATCAGTTAGAAAACTTCGGCGGATTTACTGGGTTCCCGGCAAAGGTATTGGGGCCAGAATCGGACAGGGAGAAGTACATCTTCGCTGCCTTGGTGGTACCGAAATCCCGATTGGAGCCGGAATTCTGCACCTGGTTAAAGGCATCCCGGAACATCTGGTTGTGAGCCTCCTCCTAGTTCAGCAGGAAGTCAATGGTTTCCCGCACCTTCTTATCACAATTATTCATCTCGTGCAATATATTTTTCTGCTACTTTGTCCACTGGGTGCTATCCTATTATGGGTCAAAACATGGGTCAAACTGTTTTGCGGAAAATCGCAGAAAATTTCTCCGAACTTTTTGACGCTCAAAACGCAAGAAAAAGTCCTGAAATCTTACGATTTCAGGACTTTTTATGGTTGCGGAGGTCTGCTACACTTGGTATGTACGACCTGGACGAACAGGATCGCAGCATAAGAAAATCCCCGGCCTGGGAACAGGTCGGGGATTTTTGTACATTTTGCTATTTCGCCGGGCGCGATCCGCGTCTCATGGGCCGCTTGATCCCGGTGAAAATTGTGCATTACGCCATATAACGGACGACGTCGCCGCTGATCAGGCACTCCTTGCCGTGGCGATCCTCCACGCGATACCAGACGACGCCCTCGATCTCGCGCTTGCCGGTGACGGGGAATACCTGGCCCTGCATAGCCTGGTCAATGACGGCCAGGTTCTCGTCGCGCAGGTTGACCATACCGGTGTAGGTGACCAGGACACGGCCCTTCATGGGTACGTCGGTACACTCCAGACCCTCGCCGGGGTCGTCGTCTTCCTGGGCGGCAGCTTCGGGGGCCACCTCCTGTTCGATGTCGATGATCAAGCCGTCGGCAGCGTCAGCTGCATCTTCGGGATCGGCTGCGTCTTCCACGATCGCGGTCTTTTCCGCCTGGACAGGCACTGCGGCGATCATGACAGCCAGGTCGTCCTTCTTGATGTTGAAGGGGTACTTCAGGCCCATGTCGTTCGCCAGGGCTTTCAGATCGGCCATTTTCATCCCCTTCAGTTGTTCGACGTCCAGGTGGCCGGTGATCAGATCGGTGTCGGCCTGGGCGGCGCCTGCTGCCTTCGCGGCAGCCTGGGCTTCGACCTGGGCCATCTTTTCTTCCATAGTCATGTGGTTTTCCTCCGTTACTTCTTCAGCATTTTGTTGACCAGGGTCTGGACTTCGTGATAGTCATACCCGGCAGCGGTCAGGCGTTCCTTCCGCTCGGTGCCGTTGCCCCAGTCGCCACGGATCACGGCCTTCGCGACCTTCTCCAGGTCGGCGGCCTTTTTGGCGCCCAGGATCGCGTTCACGCGGTTCTGCACGGCCTTGTAGTCGTGGCCCGCAGCGGTCAGGCGCTCCTTCCGGTCGGCGCCGTTGCCCCACTTGCCCGCGATCACTTCCTGGGCCAGCTCGTCCACGGTCTTCTTCGCGGGTTCGGGCTTCACAGGTTCTGCAGGTTTGGGAGCCGCCACGGCGACGGACGCATAATTGGGGCAGCCATAGCCCCGGATGTACTTCGCGTTCACGGTCAGGTGGCGATAGGTCACGGCGTCGGACTTGTTGCCCTCGATCACGGTGATCTTGCCGTCCTCGCACTCGGTGACGATGCCCACGTGGTCGGAGTTGCCGGTGTTGTCACCCTTGCCGCTGTCGTCCCAGTCGTAGAAGATATAGTCGCCGGGCAGGGGCACGTGGGCGTCGTTCTCGACCCAGGCGCCCAGCTTTTTGAACAGCTGCACGTGCTTCTCGCAGCCGCACTCGGTGGGGATGATGTCGGCCAGCCCGGCAGCGATCGCGACCGCGCTGGCGTAGGTGCTGCACCAGGCGTCGTCATACTGGACAGCATAGCCTCGGGCCAGGGGCTTGTGGCTGTTGTAGACGTCGATGATCTTCTTGTGGCTGCCGTCTGCCTCATTGCAGCCCAGCCAGCCCACGGCGATCTTCACGATCAAGGCGCGAAGCTCGTCCTCGGTCATGTTCTTGACGTCGGTCTGATCCTGGGCGGGTTCGACGAACTCGTCCCAGAACTCCCTGGCGTAGGACGCCCGGCGGTTCTTCGCGGCGTCGCTCTGATCTGCGGGCCGCTCGAACTGGGTCATGAAGGCGTCGGACGCTGCCTTCATGTCGTCGGTGGTCTTCAGCAGATTCAGCAGGGACGGGTATGCCTTCAGCTCCAGGATCATAAACAGCAGCTGCATTTCCATGTCCGCGATACTTGCGGCCAGCTGCTGGGCGTAGGCCAGCAGGTTCTTCTTCCGGCTCCAATACGTCCACTGGCACAGGCCGAAGCCTTGGCCGTCCCGGACGAAGTTGGTGTAGGTGCCCGCGTCGACCGCCGCCACGTATTCGGCGTCAGTCATGCCCAGCTTCTTCTCGCCGGTGTTCTGAAGGTTATCAGGGCGACCGGCGGATTCTGCCTTGATGTTCGCCATGGTGCCCACGGCACCGGCGTCGGTGAAGCCCTGGGCCTTCAGGAAATTGTAGATTTTCTCATAGTTACCGCTTCCGATCAATGCCATGCTTGCGGCCTCCTTCTCTGTTCTTCTTGGGTTTCTTGCGTTCTCTGGGGATGTAGTTCACGAAATGATCGTGGGCGCAGTTCTTCGCGGCCTTGACGGGGTCGTCGCCGTAGGGTTTGCATTCCTCGCCGGTGCAGTTCGTGCAGCGGCGGCAGTCGACCCTGATCATTTCAGGGTCTCCATGTACTTGTCGGCGGCGATTGCCTTCTTGGTGAAGCTGTTGTTCTTCCACCAGTTCCAGAGCGCGACGCCGATCATGATGCCGGTGGTGACGATGGTCTCCACCTGCTCGTTCTCGATGGGCAGAACGGCGTGGCCTGCGTTGGACAGCAGCTGATTGATCAGGGCCAGGAACAGGCAGATGGTTCTGACGATGGTGCCAGTCTTGACGGTCAGGTCGTTGGTGTTGGTGTTGCTCATTTTGTTTTTCCTCCTTCGTTAGTACAGGGCGTGGATTCCCTGCTTTGCTAAATAGTCCTTTTGGTCATGCTTGACCTTTTCCGCGTATTCCAGCGCGGCGTGCATATCCCCGTTGCACTTGGCGTCCGGGATTCTCTGGACTGCCCTGGCTGTCGCCTCGGCCAGCGCGATCGCGGCCCAGGTCGCCTGGACGTTCATGAATTCCAGCTGCTCCTTGTTCTTCTCCCGGTCGTCCTTCTCTTTCTCCGCCTTCTCCACGCGGCGCTTGTAGTGCCACGCGATCAGGCCCATGACGGTCGTGGGAATAAGGGCAATAAAAGCCCAGATCCAGCCAGGGACGGTTATCGTGACTGCCTCCGTTTTCTCCACCTCCTTCGGCGTGCTGCGGGTCTTGCCCAAAAAATAGAAACAAGCACCGGGTGATTGATTGCTCATTCACTCGGTGCTTGTCTTGCACTTCCTGGGTGATATTGTACAGCCTGGGGCGGCACGCCGCCACCCCAGGATTTTCCCACGGTTTTACCGCAGATCAGGCGCCGGTGACAGCTTCCCAGGCGGCGGCATAGTCCGCCGGGCTGAAGTTGGTGCCGTTGGCAGCGGTGCAGCGGTAGACGTTGCCGTCCGTCCAGATCATGCACTCGCCGCTTCTGTAGATGTCGTGGGCGCCCATAGGGGCCACCCAGGGCCGGGCGGTCTCCGGGCTGGTGCCGTGCAGCGGACGGTTGAAGGTGTACCAGGCAGCAGCGCCGGGCACGATGTCCGGATAGACCGCGTTGTCGTATGCCTGGAAGCACTCCCACGTCTGGCCGTCGGCGTTGTAGATTTCGCCGACCGCGTGGGTGCCTGCTGTCCAGTCCTCATACAGAGCGGACGCCCGGATGCGCTTGTCGTCGGTGTCGGCGGTCTCCCCTTTCAGGGCCAGCCGGGACAGGTAGATGGAGCTGGTCAGGGCCGCCAGCATTTTCTCGTCGATCATAGCGTCAGTCCTTTCTGGATCGCAGCGGTCAGGGCTGCCTGATCCGCTGCCAGCTGATTCACCGCGGCGGTCAGTTCCGCGCGGGTCATTACCTCACCGGTGTCTCCGCCTTCCGGCGTCTCCGGCTCGGTGTCTTCCTTGTCCTCGTCTTCAGAGGTTCCCAGGGACAGCAGCAGCTCGTCGTATTCGGCGGTGGTGATCACCATGGCGGTCGCCACGGCCCGGTCGATGGTCTCCTTGCCGTACAGCTGGTAGATGTTGGCGCCTTTGGCGTCCAGGACGCCCTGGGCCTGGGTGTCAATGCAGCGGACGATCTCGCCGTTGCTGGGCTGCTTGTAGACGTAGACCGGCGGGGTCAGAGCTTCGACAGCGACGACGGTGCCGGTGTCGTCCATGATTTTGATGTAGATGGTGGTCATGCGCTGTTTCCTCCTTCTTTTGCGGACGTCTCCGTGTCCCACATTCTCCTGTACTGTTCCATTTCCTCGCGGGCGGCCTGTTCGCATCTCCAGTCTCGTTCACGCCGCAGCCGATCCTGTTCGATCACGATCTCCGGGAACAGCTGCGTGAACAGATTCCGCATAGACTGGCGTGTTCGCCAGGTATCGAAGCGGGCCGCGTGGCTGTCCCAGCTCTGGAAAGAGTTGTACACGTCACCCGGCAGCATTTCGCCATTGTTCAGCAGGTGCCGCAGCTTCTTCAGCTTCCGGCGCTGTCTGGTGACGCTGCGCGGGTAGATTCTCCGGACGATGTGGCCGGTCTGGGTGACGTATGTCCGGACTTTCAAGAAGGTGAAGCCGCGGGTCAGCTTCACGATCTGTGTCTTCCGGTCGCTCAACGTCAGCCCCACCTCCGCACACTTGGCGCGGATCGCGTCCATGCAGGTCTTCAGGAACTCCTTGTCTCGGTGGATCAGGTAGAAGTCGTCCATGTATCGACCGTAGTATTTGACGCCCAGGACTTCCTTCACGAAGTGATCCATGGCTCCAGGGATCGCCGGGGCCAGCACCTGGGAGACTTGGCTGCCCAGGCCCAGGCCAACGCCTTCCCCTGCCGGGGCCTTCGGGTCAAACTGTTTCACCATGTCCAGGATCAGCCGGACGATCCGCTCGTCCGTGAACTGCTTCCTGATCAGCTGCTCGACCGCCCAATGTGGGATGCTGTCAAAGAAGGATTTCAGGTCACCGATCAGGATGTAGCCCTCGGTGCCGTGTTCCCGGACGTGCTTCTCTAAATGGCACAGCATACGGCGGACGGCGAAGTCGTAGCCCTTGTTTTTCATGCAGGCGCCGTTGTCATACACGAAGCTGCTGCCGATCACCGGCACCAGGGCGTAGTCGCACAGGCAGCGCTGCACCACGCGCTCACCGATCACGGTGCTTTTGATGTGGCGTTTCTTCCCGCGCTCGAAGATGTCGAACTCGAAGAAGTCCGGGCACCTGTACGTGCCCGCCAGCAGCTTCTGCTGGGTTCTGACCACGTTCAGGGGTGCCTGGGCGCTGTACCGCTGGACGCTGGCCTTCCAGCCCACATTCCGGCGGCACCGGCGGTATGCTGCATATAGGTGTTCATAGGTGAATACCTGGTCGAAGTTGCGCGCCGGGGCCAGTTTCGCAGCCCTGGCTGCTTCCCTTCTGGCCCTGCGTCGCAGGTATCGCTGTTGGTGTCGTTCTTTGCTGGTCATGTTAAAACCTCGCTTCGCCCCGCCCGACTGCCGGACGGTTGCGTATAGTCGTATAGGGTCACCGGGCATGAAACAGCACATAACCGTCAAGCGCTGCCATGCAAGAAGCGTCGTCCGCCCGGACCCGTCGGGGCGTATATTTACCTTTTCAGGAAGGTCACGGTCTCCTTCTCTCCTTCTCGGTTCTGATTTCGCTTTCGCTACTTTGTCTGCCAGGGAAGAAGCCGAACGTCGGGGAGAAGCCGAACGCGACGCCATTGGAGTTGGTCGCGTTGTTGTTGTTGGCGTTGCCGTTGTTGTTCACATTGCAGAAGTTCGTGGTGGACGAAGACAACGGGGAGCGCAGCCAGTAGTTGCCCGCGCAAATTTACAGACCGTAACCTCATAGCCTGCCGCATTACTGCGGCAGGTTTTTGTATCTCTTGCGATCCGCGTCAATGACGCCGTTGATCAGGGTGATCTCCTTGGCGATCATTGCCATCCATGCCGGAAGGATGTCCATGTTGATCCCATCCACCCGGCAGCAGACCTCGACCTCGCGGATCATGTCAGCATATACGCCCCTGGCGTCAATGAAATGGGCGCGCCGTTTCTGGACGTCGTGCTGGGTCGCCGGGTATATGTCGTTTCCTCTGGACAGGTGGCCTGCCGCTTCCGCGGCCAGGCCGATCAGTCTGGCGGAAGTGGTGAATCGTTCCGTCTTCGGGAATCTCTTGCATTTCCGCCGGGTGTAGATTTCGATCTCCATGGCATTATTCAGAAATTCCATGACGGACGTGTTCCGTCTTGCTCTGGGTACTGACGTATTTCTTCACCTCTTTCTTTTCTCCGCCCACAGGGGGCGGAGATTTTATTGGGCGATATTGGATCGTAAACAGAAGCCGAACGCGACGCCAGAGGAGTAGGTCGCGGTGCCGTGGCCGGCGTTGCCGCCGGTGTTCACATTGCAGAAGTTCGTGGTGGACGAAGACAACGGGGAGCGCAGCCAGTAGTGGCCCGCGGCTCCGGTGCCGTTGTAGGTCTTCTTGATCCGGCTTGCATTGTCGGTGTAGCAGCTGAATGTCACCTCGTCCGCGCCTTCCGCCACCTCGTTCTTGTAGGGAACGTCTCCGGCGTTAAAGCCCAGCTCCGCCTGGCTTTCCAGGGTCAGATAGGTGTCCATGGACACGATGTCCGGGGAAGTGTTGCCCGCAGAAGACAGCACCGTGATCTTCTCGATCATAGTCCGGAAGAACTGCGGCAGGCCCGGCAGCACCACGTCGTTCAGGAAGTCCGGCATGGTCATTGCCGGGAAGCCGCCGACGTTGGTGTTCACGTTGTTCATCTGTCTGTTTGCGTTCATCAGGCCGATCATGCCGAAGTACGGCCCGGCGAACTGGCCGATGCGTTCCGCAGACATGAAGTGCTTGTAGGATCGCAGCGCCATGATGATCGACGTGTCGGCGAAGTTCGTGGTGCTGATCACCAGCCTGATCTTGTCGCCCTTGGCGAAGAAGTCCCGCTCCCGTCCATAGTACAGGATGCCGTAGAACTCCGAGGCCGTGTATGCGCTGACGTCCGCCGGGTCGTTAGAATACAGGTAGTCGTATTCAGACGGCACAGAATCCGGCAGCACCGGCGTCACAAACAGGGCATGGACATCCAGGTCGGCCTGGACGTTGTTGGTGATGTTGTCCCAGCCCATCCAGACGGCGCCGTCGCTGCGGGTCAGATCAGCGCCTTCCCAGGCGCAGCTGCCATACGCCGCCACCTGGGAAGTCTGCAACAGACTGCTTTCGGCGTCGTCGTACCAGAAGCGGACGGTGTAGTACCGGACAGACGCCGCGAAGACGGCGGTGATCACGGTGTCCATGACGATGTTCGTCAGGGGCTTGTCCCAGCCGGTGAAGGCGAAGGTCTCGCCCACGGTGGGTTCCCTGGTCGGTTTGCTGATCATGCCAGCGGTGACAGGGTTCAGGGCCGTGCCGCCGTAGCGGACGGTCTGGGTCGCTTCCGTGAAGCTGGTGCCGTCCCAGTTCTTGAAGGTGACCGTGTAGCTGGTCACGATCTCGCCATAGGACAACGCCAGATCCGGGAAGGCTGCGGTGATCGTGTCGATCTCCGCCTGGGTGATCACGGCGCAGTATGCGCTGCCGGTCAGGACGAAGCCATCGATGGTCTCGCCCTGGGCGTCCATGCCGCCGGAAGTTTGCAAACGGGCCAGTCGTGTCAGCACGTCGGCGTTGTCGTCGTTCCAGTTCACGCCGATCAGACGGCCACGGGCCAGGCCGGTCGCTGCCTTGCACAGGGCCAGGGTGTCGATCTTCGGGCAGTTCTCCACCCAGAGGGACAGCAGATTGGAGCCGTCCATGACGAAGGTCTCCAGCTTTACCAGATCGCGGGCCGCGAAGGCGGTGACCGCCGGGACGCGGGCGATCCGCAGGGGCGCGCCCTTTGCGAAGGTCAGGCTGGTCATGCCGCTGCCGTTGCCGTAGAACTCTTCCAGGCTGGTCAGGTTGGACAGGTTCATGGCGCCGGTCAGGTTCGGCAGGCCGCGGACGTCCAGATACTCGATCAGCGTGTTATTGCCCAGGGACAGCTCGGTCATGTTCAGGTTTTCGTAGCCCGCCTCGTCGCAGCCGATCGGCAGCACCTGGAGCTTTTCCGCCTTCGTCAGGGTGACGAACTTGGTCTTCAGCTTCGACAGGTCGCCCAGCTTGGTCAGGTTGGACGCGGCGAAGATGTAGGTCTCGGTGTCGGTCAGGCTGTCCACGGGGCACTCCACCGTGTAGGTGACGTTCCGCTTTGCTCTGATCCGGACGGTGCCGTTCGTTCCGTACATGACCGTGATATACAGGTCAGAGTACGGGGTGATGTCGATATTGCCCGCCGCTGCGTTGCTGACCGTTGCGCGAAGGCTGATACAGTTGGCGCGGTCAGAGGTGTCGCAGTATTTGGAAGCAAAATAGACGTCCTGGTAGGTCTCGAACTGTTCGCGCCAGTATTCCTTCGTGCCGTGGCAGCGCTTCAGAAATGCGGATTCGTTCGCCAGCAGCAGCGGCTCGAAATACTTATTCCACATATCCTCAATTCGCAGGGCTTCCGGGGTGATCGCCTGGTAGTCGTTGAATTTCTTGATGATGCGGGCAGCGTCCCAGGCGTCCTTGTTCTCCTTGTAGACGCGTTTCAGCTCGTCGTGCATCAGCCCGAAGATATTGACCCAGATGGTGTTGTCGTTGGCGTTGAAGACGTAGCTGTCGCCCACGATGTCGTCCAGCTCCAGGCCATAGGTGAAGGTGGCGCCGCCGGAGTTGTCGTTGCCTTCGCCGGTGTCGCCGTCGTACTGGCGCCGGAAGCTCCAGCGGTAGCCGCCGACCTCCGGATAGTAGTCATAGCACAGGAATGTGTTCTTGCTCCGGTTGTCGGTCATGCAATGGCGTTCCGTCTTCAGCGCATGGAAAAGCGGCTGGTCGTGGATGAAGTAGTCGTCATATTCCGCCAGCCATTTCGCGTTGCGGTAGGCCGTGGTGTCGTTGGCATAGACGGTGCCGCCGATGATCACGGACGGCGTCAGGGGTTCACCGGTCGCCAGGTCGGGAGCCGTGGAGACGACCCAGGTCAGCAGCTCCTGGAATTTGGCCTTCATGGCGTCGGTGGGGTTCTTCGGGTATGCGAACTCGAAGTTGCTGGTGCCTTCGGCGCCGTCCCAGGTCTCGGTGGTCAGGTCGTCAGACCGGAAACGGCATTGCAGCGAAATGTTGTTCAGCACCTCGACGCAGCACTGCTCCGGCCACTTCGTGCTGTCCCAGCCGAAGACGGCGAAATTCTTCTTGCTGTTGTTCATGTTGCCCGCGAAGTACAGCACGGTCTCACCAGCTGCCACGCTGCGGGCGCCGATGGATACCGTGTCGTCGGATGTGTTCGTGAAGAACACGGCGCAGGGGTGGCCCTCGATGGTGTCACGGACGCCGTCGGTCTTGCCTGCGAAGGGCACGGGGTTGTAGGTGTTGAACTCGTCACACAACACCACATTGTTCGCGCTTTCAGAGCTGGCGACGTCTGCCTTCAGGTTGAAGTAGTCGACCGGGATGCTGCTGGGCGTGAAGGCGTAGGACGTGATCGCGTCGCCCTTGCCGTTCGTGAAGCTGGTGGCCGTGGAGAAGTCGACGTCCAGGTTCAGGGCTGCCAGGATGTACTCCAGGGAGCTTGTGCCCTGGGCCTTGAAGGTGATGCCGGTGGCGATCAGGTGGTGGGTCTCGCCGCCCGCCACGTAGATGATCTCGATGTCGGCGGTGACCTCGTCGTCCTTGCCGGTGGTCATGCGCTTCGCCTTGATATGGACAGAGCGCAGCTCCGTGTTCCTGGCCGTCAATTTGCTGATACTGATCTTGCCCTCGGTGTCAAAGATGTCGTTCCGCAGATAGCGGGCGACCATTTCCTCCGGATCGGTGCAGTCGGCGATATAGTTGTCCAGGATTTCGTAGCGGTTCAGGCTGTTGCCGTACATCTTCACACGATAGATCCAGACGTCGGCGTCTTCGCTGCCGATGGTCAGCAGCTTTGCGGCGGTCTGCGTCCAGCTGTCGGTGCTGCCGTACTGGACGGGCTTCGCAGACGGGACGGCCTTCATGCACACGTAGGCCAGGCTGTTCTCGTTGGATGCCTGGATGTTGACGTCCATCTCGATCTTCTTGCCCTCGCAGTACCGGACGTTGATGGTCTCCGCTTCCGATCCCACGGTGGCCTCCTGGGCCTGGACTTTGATGCCGACGTTGCCGGACATACAGTTGATCAGTTCGGCGTCGTAGTTCCGGACGTTGGTGGTCTTGAAAATCAGCTTGATCTCCTTGCCGTTGGTCTTGGCATTGTCAGAGAACAGACTGCAATCCGCCGTGACGTAGGTGCCGCGCTTGACCACGAAGGCCGTGACGCCGTCCTCGTCCAGCTGGAAGCCGCCACCAGTCCAGTCGAAATTATCAGAGAAGGTGAAGGGGTGATTCACTCCGGACTTGTCCGTATATCCGAAGTTAGCGCGGCCCGCTTCGCTGTTGCTATGGCCGCTGGGGTCGATGTCCAGCACCAGGCCGGACGTGATCGGCGCGATCGCATAGCCCAGGTCGGTCACGGTCAGGGTGACGGTGTCGGCCACGGTGCCGCACACGACGGCCAGGGTCTCGGTGCCCACGGCCTTCGCCTTGTAGGCCCAGGTGTTCACCGCGCGACCCACGTCGGTCAGGATAGAGACGGTGGTGCCGTTTGCGCGCAGCTCGACGGACGTGGTCTCGTTTGCAGGGTCGACCGCCATAAACTTGACGGCGGCGGTGCCGTACTGGGGCACGGTCAGCTCCGGCTCCAGGACGGCCACGATCTTCGCGGTGGCTCCGGACACAGTCCAGATGCCCACGTGATGCAGGGCGTCGGTGGTCACGGTCTCGCCTGCGGCGTCCGCTTCCAGCCATGCCCGGATGGTATGGGCGCCATGGGACAGCGGGCCGATGGTGGTGCTGATCGTTCTGCCGGTGCTGGTGACGACTTCCGTGTATTCCACTTCGCCGTCGACCTCGACCTTCACCGTCTTGTCGCCGGTTCCGGTCGGCGCCAGGCGGATCGTCACGGCCTCGTCCTTGTGGTAGGCCATTTCGTCCAGGTTCCAGGTCAAGCCGAAGCTGGCGACGCCGATCGTGAAGGGCAAGTTCTTGCTGTTGCCGTAGGCGTCGGAGACGGTCAGGATCACGGTGCTGTCCTCGCCTTCGGTCAGGTATTTCCGGACGTCGAACTCGTTGTAGCCCTGCTCGATCTTGTAGGTCGCAACGCGGGAGCCGTTGACCGACCAGCTGGCCGTACCGGGGCCGGTGTTGCTGCCGTCTTCGGTGTCGGTGGACGACCACACGAAGGGCAAGATGCACGTCGGCTCGTCGGACATGATGGAGAAAATGCGGCTTTCCAGGCTGCACGTCACCTTCAGCATGGAGCCGTAGCCGCCACCAGAGCCGCCACCAGAGCCAACGAAGAACGGGTCGAAGCCCTCGATGTCGACGCCGTCCAGGGTCAGGTGCAGATAGCCTTCTTCGTCGATGTAGCCGGTATCGAAGGCGGTGCCGCCGGTGCCGCTTCCGACTTTGATGCCGTCGCCCAGTTTGGTCGTACCGCTCCGCAGGTACACCAGACCGGTCGCCGGGTCTTTGTAGATGTTGTCACCCTTTTCTGCCAGGGTGTTCCGCAGCGTCTTGATGATCGTGTCGATGTCCACGGTCTGGGTCGCCCGGACTTTGCCGTCGGCGTCGACTTCGGTGACCTTGATGTACTGGCCTACCACGGCACCGGTGGGCATAGGAACGAAGCCCACGACGTGCTTGTAGTTTTCGGATGCGGTCAGCATAGCCGCCACATTCTTGTGGACGTTGATCACGATCTGGAAGGTGTTGATCGCCTTATGCTCCAGGATCAGGGTCACGCCCATGTGTACCGCGCCGGGTGCCGTCAGCACCTGGGGCGCCAGCTTTACGGTCAGGACATTGCCGGACACAGACCACGCCGTCTCGCCGTTGGGCATGGTGTCGTACTCGCCGCCGGTTCCGTCGGCCTTGACATAGTTCACGACCGCGGTGGCGCCGGTTGGGATGGGCCAGGGCGTGCCGTCGGTGACCAGGCTGATCTCCACGTTCCGGCTGTACTTGTCGTCCTGGATCGCCTCGATCTTCGGCTTGTCGTACCAGTTCAGATCCATTTCGATCTTGCTTGTCGCAATCATTGCTCACACTCCCTTCTTCACAGGCGGCCAGACACGAAGGTCTCCAGCGTTGCCGCCGCCTCGATCTGGTCGTCCATGTACCCCTCCACCAGGGTCAGGGTCGCCTGGTTGTTCTTCGTCACGGTGGCGCCGGTCTGGGCGTCGATCTCGTCGTACATATACGTGACCGCGGTGCCCTCGGTGGACTGGAAAATGCAGAAGCTGGTCAGAGCGCCGGGGCGGTCTCCGCCGGGCAGTTTCTCCGCCAGGTAGTTCTCCAGGGCTTTCACCGCAGCAGCGGCGTCTTCCATTCCCTTCGTCAGCACCAGCGACCCGCGGATATTCCGCCTGGTCGGCTGGCCGGTGACGGTGTCGATCGTGGAATAGGTGTACGCGATACGGGTGCCCACGCGGGCGCGCATTGCCGTGACGGTTGTCAATTTCTTGATTTCCATGGTTGCCGCCTTTCGTTAGGTTTCAGCACCGGCGTCGCCGGTGTCGTCGATGGTTTCGGTGTATCTGATCGCCAGCCAATTGAAGGTCAGGCTGGCCGGGCCGGTCACCGTGAAGCCTGCGGTGTCAGATTCTGACACGTAGACCTCCCCCGCCCCCAGAGCCTGGAGCCACACGCGGTACTTTCCCGCCGCCGCGTCTGCGAAGGCGTCCGTCAGGGCGACCGTGACGGCTCCATTTTCGTCCGTTGTCGCCTGGCCGGTTTCTTTATCCTTGGCGGCGTCCGCGGCGTTCTGGGCCGCCTGGGCGGTCTGCTGGGCCGCTTCTGCGGTGTCCATTGCAGCCGCAGCCAGGGCCAGCGCGTCGTCCGCGTCCACCTGGGCTGCATCTGCCGTTTCCTTGGCTGCCAGAGCCAGCGCCCGGACTTCTTCCAGGGCTGCGACCGTGGCGTAGGTGGCGCCGGTGCTTCCCTCGACGCCCTCGATCGCCGCAGCGATCGCTTCGTCGGTCTCGTCTGCCGTGTAGTAGGACGCCAGGGCCTCCTGGAACGACCGCTTCGCATTGGCTTCCGCCGTGTTGGCGTACTCCAGCGCGGTCGCCTCTGCGTCCTCCTGGGCCTGCTGGGCCAACGTGGCCGCGTAGTTCGTGGCGTTGGTCAGCTCGTCCTTGGTGGCAAGTCCGGCCAGCTGGGCCGTGGTGACCTCTGTGACCGTTTCGCCCACCTCGTCGGTGGTGACGTAGTCCTCCAGCTGGGCGTCTGTGTAGCCGTTCGCCAGGCGGGCGGCTGTTTCGGTGGCGATCTCCTGATCGTCCCGCTGCATTTGGGCGAAGGATTTGGAGACGTTGTTGATCTCGACCTGGTTGTCCTGGTCGTTCTCATACTCGTCGATCTCCACGATCCGCTGCTTCTCCCGGATGCCGGTGGACTTACTGACCAGGGTGATCGTGTCGCCGATGCCGTAGCCGAAGAAGTCCGGGTGTTCCGTGCTTCCCGCGGCCAGGTCTTTGACTGATCCGGTGTAGCTGGAAAGAGGTCTGCACGCTTCCGCCAGCTTTGCCAGGGCGTCCTCGCGCAGGCTTTTGACGTTGGTGTAGCGCTCGTCGCGCCATACCTTCCGCACCTTCTTCTTGCTGTAGGTATAGTCTGCCAGGATCAGCACCGGATCGTCCACGTCCGACAGAAGGGTCATGCCATTCTTGCCGACGGGGACGATCTGGGTGAAAAATTCATAGGTGTCGCGGTCATACTCCAGGCTTTTCAGGTTGATGCCTTCCATGAAGTGGACGCCGCGATCGACGCCGCGGGCCGCGTAGATGTTGATCACGTGGTTCAGGGTGTCGATCTCGACCTCGCAGCGGTATGTGCTGACACATTGCTGAAGGATCGCCCAGGCGTCACAGTCGTCTTCCTTCCGGATCGTTCGCTTCTTCGTGATCTCGCAGACGCCCACAGTCCAGTCGCTGTCCTCCAGCGCCAGAGCCAGGACGGCGTCCACGGTCATTTCCACAGCCTCGAAGCCGCCCACGAACAGGCAGTTCTCGATGCCTTCGATGTTCATGGTGGCCGTGACGCTGATCCAGTCGGACGTGGTGCCGCCGGTGACCTGCTTGATCACGAACTCGTCCGTCTTCGTCCGGACGTATGCCTCGTTTTTCAGCTGGCCCACATAGGGGCCGCTTTTGGGGTACTTGAAGTACAGGGTCTTCTCGTCGTATTCCAGGGCGTGCTTCACGTGCAGCTCCCGGTGTCCGACCAGCACGCCGACGCGCTGGCCGGTGTCGGTGTATAGCTGGGGCATGGTGTCGCCTCCTTACAGCCAGACCGGCCAATAGTCCACGGTCACCAGGGCGTCGCCGCGGGAGAACTTCAGGGCCGCCACAGAATCGCGCAGGGCGGGCGGTTCCCAGAGATCGACGTCGGCGCCTTTGCTGACGCCGCGCTCCCAGGCGGTGCCGTCGCGTCCGTCGATCGTCACCGATACGGCGGCGGACAGGTTGGAGATCACGATGGGGTCTTCTGTCAGGCCCTCGATCGTGAAGCTGTCCATGTCCACCTCCGGGCTGATCGTCAGGATCACCGGGGTCGGGCGGGCGCCCACGCGTTTCAGCTGGGCCTCGGTGACGCCCTGGAACTGCTGCCGCTGCATTTCGCCGCGCAGGTAGCCCCGGAACTCCAGCGTCAGCTTCTGCCGGGTTTTGCTTCTCTGCACCTGGGCGATATTGCTGGTCTTCAGATAGCCCACATACTCGCCCCGGATGCCCGGCACCTTCAGGATCGCCTCCGACGTCAGCAGGGCCAGCAGCTGGGCCATGTTCTGGATGATCTTCGACCGGTCAGGGCCGCGGAAGTACAGCACCGCCTTCGCGGTACCGAAGGTGACCGTGGTGGTGCCCGGCGTGGGCGCCACCGCTTTGTCGATCCATTCCACGGCGACCGCGTCCTGGGCGGGCTGCATTTCAAACGTCAGCTTCGTCGCCCCGAACTTCGCGATCGGTTCGTTGTTGATTCTCATGTCGTCGCCCTCCTGATCGCCCGGCTGCTGCCCGCCAGGTACTTCTCGACCTTGACGATCTGCCGGGTGGTGATTTCCTCGCCGTCGATCAGACAGGTCACATAGACCACGACGTTCTGGACGGCGTCGGTCAGCTGGGCCAGTTTAGTGTCCAGCATATTACCCAGTCGCACATAGAAAGGCTCCAGGGGCAGGATCGCCTCCTTGCCTGCTTCGCCGCCACCCAGCAGCGTGTTCCCATTCATGCCGAAGATCGTGTCGCCGTCCATGATGGCGCCGGTCTTATACCAGGAAATGCCGAACTTCGGCACCTGGGGCGGATTCAGGGAGAACTTGCCGCTGATATACGGGTGGGGCATTGCCAGCTTCGGCAGGCTCCAGGAAAAATTGAAGAAGCCCTTGATCTTGTCGATTGCAGACTTCACCACATTGATCGCAGAGTTGATCGGGGTGCTGATCGCGGTCTTGATCGCATTCCAGGTGGAGCTGGTCGCGGACTTGATGCTGTTCCAGACAGACGACACGGTGGTCTTCACGGCGTTGACAGCGGTGGAGACGGCGGACTTCACGCCGTTGATGTCTCCGGTGACCAGGGCCTTGATACCGGCCCAGACGCTGCTGGTGACGGTCTTGATGCCGTTCCAGACGGTGCTGATCACAGACTTCACCGTATTGACCGCGGTGCTGACGATCGTGCTGATCGTGTTCCAGACCGTGCTGATCGTGTTCTTGATGCCGTTCCAGGCGCTGGTGAAGATGGAGCTGATCGTGTTCAGGATGCCGGTGATCGTTGTGACGATGCCGTTCCACAGCCCCACGAAGAAGTTCTTGATGTTGTTCCACAGGTTCACGAAGAAGGTGCTGATCGACGTCCACACGGTGTTCCAGTCGGTGCCAAACCACCCCAGGATCACGTCAGCGACGCCGCGGATCGTGGTGACCCAGTTGCTGAAGGTGTTCTTCGCGTATTCCCAGGCATTTGCAAAAATGCCCTTTACAGCCTCCCAGCAGCCCTCCCAGTCGCCTTTGAATAGCGCAATGAAGAAGTCAACGACGCCCAGGATGTGGTTCGTCACAGCCGTCAACGTGTTGCTGATATGTTGGAAGGCTCCCTCGAATACCGGCGCCAGGAACTCACACAGAGCATTCCACACGGTTTTGATCGCCGCGCTGACGCTCTCGAATGTGATGCCCATGCCGCCCAGGCGTTCCTTCAGTCCTTCGATAAAAGTGCCGACGGTGTTCTTGATCTCGTTCCAGATGTCAATGATCGCCGTCCGGAAGCCTTCGTTCGTGTTCCATAGGTGCATGAACGCCGCCACCAGGGCCGCCACCACAGCAGCGACCGCCAGCACCGGTGCAGACACTCCAGCCAGAGCCACCTTCACAGCGGCCAGGCCGGTCTTCATCAGTTTGAACGCGTTCACCACGTTCTTGACGGTTTTGATCACTTTGGAGACGCCCAGGATCAGCGGGCCGATCGCAGCCACGACGCCCGCCACCGTCAGGATCGTCTTCTTCGTGTCCTCGTCAGCGGCAGCGAAGGCCGCCGCCCACTCCTGAATCCTTGCGACGACGTTCCGGATCGTGGGCATTAAGATGTCGCCGATCTGAATCGCGATACCCTCGATGGTGGACTTCAGGATGGTGATCTGTCCGGACAGGTTGTCCAGTTTTACGGCAGCCGCAGCTTCCGCGGCGCCTTCGCAGCCGTAGATCGCTTCCGTCAGGCTTTGGAAGTCTGCGTCAGATGCGGATACGATAGCCGCCCAGCCGGACATGGCTTCCGTGCCGAAGATCGTAGACAGGGCCTGGGCCTGGGTTGTTGCATCCAGGTCTCCCATAGCAGACCGCAGGTTCTGCATTGTTCCCATGAAGTCGACGCTGCCGTCCTCCGTGGTCGCAATGTTGAAGCCATACTGTTCCATTGCTTTCGCCGCTTCTGTCGTCGGGTCGATCAACTTGGACAGACCAGAACGCAGAGCCGTGCCCGCCTGGCTTGCCTTGATACCTGCATTGCCCATCAAGCCCGTGGCGATCGCGCAGTCTTCGACGGTGATGCCCAGGGTGCCGCACACGGCGCCCGCGTACTTGAACGTCTCACCCATCATGGCGACGCTTGTGTTCGCATTATTTCCAGCCGCCACCAGGACGTCCGCAAAATGTGCAGAATCCGACGCCGCCAGCCCGAAGGCGGTCAGACCGTCGGTCAGTATGTCCGAAGTCGCGGCCAGGTCTTCACCGCTGGCTGCCGCGGCGTTCATTACGCCCGCGATACCGTCCAGCATATCCTCCGTCGACCAGCCTGCCATGGCCATGTATTCCATGGCGGACGCAGCTTCCGAAGCAGAGAACGCGGTGGTGCTGCCCATTTCCAAGGCTTTGTCGCGCAGGGCGTCGAAGTCGTCGCCGGTCGCTCCGGAGATAGACTGCACCGTGGACATTTCCGCGTCAAAGTCCGCCGTGGTCTTCACCGCAGCGGCGCCCATGCCAACGACGGCGCCGGTGACGACCATGAGCTTCTGGCCCACGTTGTCCATGACCTCGGTGGCCTTGTCGGCCTTCTTTGTCCACTCGTCCCAGGCGGCGTCCTTCAGTTCCTTATTGGTCTTTTTCAGCTCACCCTGTAATTCCACCAGGGCCTGCTCGCTCTTATTGGTGGCGACCGTCTGCTTCGACAGTCTTTCCTCGGTTTTGCTGACCTGGGCGGCGGCGTCCTTTTCTTCCTTGGTCAGCTGGGCCAGTTCTTCCTTCAGCGCCTTCGTCTCGTCGCTGTTCTCGCCGGTCGCGGCGGTGGACTGCTCGATGGCCGCCTTCGTGGCCTGAATTTTGGATTGAAGTTCGGACTGCTTGCTTTTCCATTTGTCAAGCTGCTGCACCAGCTCTTGCTGCCGGTCTTTGTTCAGCTTGACGATGTCCGCCTGCTGGCTGATCTGGGCCTGCAAGCCGCTGATCTTTGCCTTCAGGGCGTCCTGGGCGGAACCGAACAATTTCGCCTGGGTGGTCGCCAGGCTGGTCTCGCTGGACAGCTCCTTCATGGACTGCACAGCCTTCTTCATCTCTTGCTGGAAGCTGCTGCTGTCCGATGTGACGCGGACGCTTGTCTTCGACATTGTTCTATCCTCCCTTCTGCTCTGGCTGGTGGTCAAATTCCCAGCGCAGATGCTCTAATAGCGGCACCAGTTCCTCCTTCATGGTGTCGGTGTAGGACTGGCGCATGATTTTGATCGCCGCTTGTGTCACGGCTTCGATATTCTCCAGGCACGTCTCCCAGACGTTGATTTCGTCCAATTCGTCGTAGCCGTTCTCCGCGTCATACTCGTCGAAGACGCTGGCCTCCCGCTCCACGGGCGGCTCGTCCGACAGGATGGAGAATTTCGGCAGCACGACCTCTTGCATGACGAAGTGGACGGCCTTGATCACCGTCAGGACTTCGACGATGTCGGCGCGGATCACGTCCGCCGGGCGAAGGTCGCCGAACAATTCCGGCAGCATACGGGTCGCCGTTTTCAGAACGGCCTGGACGCTGTCGTCGGTGTCCAGCATTGCCTTCACATAACGCTTTGCCTGCTGCACGGTGATCTTGTCCATCATGCAGCAGGCGGTTCTGTTCCGGGTTGTGATCAGCTGGTCGTCGATTACGTGCCAGCGGTAAAATTTTCCTTCATGCCCGTGATGGAATCGTTGACCTGATTCAGCAGCACGGTCTCGATCATGGAGAACTGCACGATCACCTCGCCGGGCTTCAGACCTTCAGCGCCCAACAGTTCCGCGCGGGTGAACTGGTTGCCGTACAGCTTCACAAGCTGGTCGGCCATGGCATAGAAGTCCTTCCGGGTGTACAGTTCCCGCTCTGCGATAGGTTCGCGGACGTCGCAATACTCCAGGTACTGCTCCGTGGTTACGGTGGGCAGCTCATAGGTCTGACCGCCGATGGTGATGCTGGCGTTGGGCATTTTCATCGTCTGACCCTCCGATTATTCAGTCTGGGCGGCCTGGGCGGTGCCGGGGTACTCCTGCACCTTCTCAAACCATGCCTTGATGGCTGCGGTCGCCTGGGCTGCGTCCGTCGCCAGGTTGGATTCGTCCACGCGGACGCGCACCAGATGCTTTTCCTCGACCTCGCCGGTGGTGGCGTTGGGCAGGTTGTCAGCCTTTGCGCGCTCATAGAAGGACGCCTTGATGGTAGAGGTGACGGCGTTCTTCTTGTCCTCGATGGTGTTGTATTCCTCGTCCTGGCCCTGGTCGAACTTGCCGCAGTAGTACCAGACAAATTCGTACTTGCCGTTCAGCTGACGCGTCCGGAAGCCCAGCGCCAGCTCGACGGGGTTGTCTTCGGACGCCTCGACCAGGTAGCCCTCCGCCCACAGGCGGTTCCAGAGGGCGGCGCGATCCTGGGGTGCCAGGGCGTTGACCTCCAGCTCGATCGTGGTGCCCTGGTAGGTGTTCACGATGTCCTCGGTGCCGTCGTCGGAGTAAATCTTCTCGCTGTTGTAGTTGTCGGTGATCTTCGCCTTGATTGCGCGGGCGAACTTGAAGGGAGTGCCCGCAGTATAGCCGTCGGTCGCGTTCTTGGTTACCTTCGCCAGGTAAATATCACGCAGGCCGCAGCGTCTGGAGCGGACGATGGTCTGGGTGGTTTCACTCATTCTTCTGTTTCCTCCTTGTCAAAATGGAAACGCTGGGGCTTCATAAAGATGCCCCCGTCGTTTTGCGTGTCGTCCTGGCTTCCACCCGTCCAGGTGAAGCCAGCGGCGACCATTAACTTCTTGATTCTCCGGGCCAGGGCGACCTCGTCCTGGTTGGAGAAGATCGTGACCTGGACGTCTCCGCCGATCACGTCATTCTCGTCGTCGCTGAAGCCTTCCGGGTTTGTGCCCAGGTTCCACAGCGTGACGTGGGTGTCGTTGATGTTCTTGTCATACCATCCCTGCTGGACGGTGATGCCTTCGGCCTGGATAGGTTCCAGGGCCGCAGCCGCTAACGCGATAATATCCATGTGTCAGCCTCCCAGCTTCTTTTTCAGTAGCGCCTCGTATTCTTCCCTTGCGATCTCAACGATCTGGGTCTCTGTCTCCCGGATCGCGACCTCGATGAAGTCCCGCGGGGGCATTTTCCACGTCCCCCACTCCACGAACTTCATGTAGAAATATTCCGAAGCGTCACCCAAATCCCAGCCGACCTCCGCCCACGCCTGGGTGCCGCGGGTGCTGATCTTACTGATCGGCACGTTTTCCTTCGCGTGTCCGCCTGGGCGGTAGCCTTCCTTGCCGGACTTGGCGTTGTCGCCGCTGACCGGGATGTGCTTTTGCATGGCTTCCTTCACGATCGGCGTGCTGCGTTCAACGACGCGCTTGTTCGCCGCCTTCATTTCCTTCTCGGACGCCACTTCCTCCAGGGCCTTCAGTTGCTCCTTCAGGCCCGAAAAGTCCAGGGTGATCTTCATGCGATCAGTCCGTTCTGGATGCCAGAATCCGCACCTTTCCCTCATGGCTGCGGGAAGGGTCGGAGCTGTTCAGGGTGTACGGCTTCCCCTTGTAGATCGCCCGGTACTGCTTCAGATTGTCCAGGATGTCCTGGATTTTCTCGCAGGTTCTGACCTCCAGCGTGATCGCGTCGGTCAGCGATCGGTTGTTGACGTCAGTCTGTTCCCGGATGGACAGGCCCGGAAGGTCAGCCCAGGCGGCGTAAAACGTCGCCCAGGTGTCCTTCTTGCGGCCTTCCTCGACCTTCTGGGTCTTCTTCTCGAAAGTGATGCGCGCGCTATTCATCGGCCTGCACCGCCTTCGGTTCGTAGATTTCGGACAGCAGCATGGACGCGGCGGCGATCTTCAGCTGCTGCTTCTCCTTGCCGTACTTCTCCCGGTTGTCGTACAGGTCTTTGACGGTGACGAACAGGATGATCTTCTGCCGCCCCGTCATTTTGTCGGCGTCGAAGGACGGGATCACGTCGGCCATGCTTTCCGCGGCGGCGTCGACCATGATCTCGACCAGGTCGTCGTCGTCTGCGTAGTCAATCCGGGCGTACTTCTTCGCCTTCGCCGTCAGTTCTGCCAGGGTTCCAGAAGTCATTGGTCAGCCTCCGATCAGCCCGCGGTGGGGATGGTGATCTTGCCCAGGACGACGGCGGCGGTGTCCACGGGCTGGACATCGAAGCGGTCGCGCACCTTCAGGCCGGTCTTGTCCTTCGCCCACAGGTCGCCCGCGGTGGTGGAAATATCCAGGCTGATCACGTCGCGGTCGAACAGGGTGACGGCCTCGTTCAGGTCGCCGCAGTAAATGGGGACGATGGTGGAGCCTTCGCCGGTTTCGTTCTTCAGTACCTTGTTGGACAGCTTGACGATGGGGTACTCACCGAACAGCAGCTTCTTGGTCTTCTGGGTGGGATCGGGCTGGATGATGTACTTGCCGTCTTCGTCCTTCAGCTTGTCCAGGAAGTTGAAGCCGGTCTGGTTGGTGTACACGGCGGCGCCCTGGGCGATCGCGGGGTCAAGCACGATGTTGAAGATGTCCTTCAGGTCGTCGACGCCGGTGATCGCGTAAGAGGTATCGCCGACGCAGGTCTTCAGCGCGGCCAGAATCTTCGCGTTTCTGGTGGCGCGGGACTTCTTGGCGATCCACTTCTTCAGGTATGCCAGGATGTTCTCGGCGGTGTCCTCCAGCAGCTC